ACCTGTATAACCAAAACCACCCTCTAGTACATTTGCATAAGAGAAGAAATATACGCTACCTGCTGGCCTGTCCTGAGTTAAGGAGATACGACCTTCAGAAACAAAAAGAGAAGCTCTCATGGATTCAGCTACCTGATTTAACAAGGAGAAAGCATCAGTAGGAGTTTGGAACGACTTATTAAAAGAAAATCTAGCTTTTCCTCCTATAGTTTCATTGTTATATTTTGAAGCTTCAAAAAAAGCAAATTTATCAATAAGATCGTCAGTAACCTGCTGACCCATACCTACTCTTGTATCTGTAAGCAAGTCAAAAAGAATCCATGCTGGATCATTTGTCCATTCTAGATCAGTTTTAAACGTACCATTAAAAGCTCCGCTATATGTGATGCTTCCTGTTGCAATATTAACTGTTGCATTATGAGGTATTTTAACTTTTTTACCTCTAATTCTGTACAGCCTTGTAGGTATCGAACCAAATACTTGAGCATCAAATCTTACCGCTGTATAAGCACTATTCTCATAAGTATCTTTACGAGCAATTAATCCCGTAATACCTGACACAAATAAATCATTATTTTTACTAGAACCCTCATGATCATCAGTTAATTTTCTAACATTAATTTTTATGGGATAATCTGAATTTTCTATATTTTGAATATTTAAAATATGATCTTTAAAGTATGGAGATAAAGTTTTACCTTCTACAAAACCTCCAGGACTTGTGTTGTTATCATCTATAAATTTTAAAGAACTTTCAATATCACAGGTACCAAAGGAACCTATTGCAGGATGAGCTAATGCCTGTCCAGAACCATCAGTCAAATTTAAAGGCACAGCAATCTTAAAAGAGTTTTGATGATTAAACCTTGATTTTGGAAAGAAATAGGTATCGTCATCGTCTTCTTCAACTAGACCTCTGCTAAAATTTAATTGCCTGGGCCAGCTTAAACCTTCATTTGTATAGCCATCATCATCTTCATTAAAAATACCACTACTTAATTGATCACTATATGTATCAAAAGTCTTTAACTGTTTAAAGGTTTGACTTGTATTATCTCTATCAACTTCATTAGTAATTGTAGTTACCGCAGCCGTTAAACCAGTAGTATCGTTAATAACCGTTCCAGTGCTGTCAATATCTGGAAGCTCAATTTGAGTAGGATTACTTCTAGTGCTATATATAAATCTATCTGCTACTAAATTACCTTCAAGAGGAGGAAGGGTATCTGTGCTAAAAGCTGAAGGACTAGTCACTGCCACTTTTCGGCTATAATCTAAAGGTTCATGGTTAGGGTTAGGCGAAGGTCTTTGGATATTTCTTTTAAAATCTTTTATCTTATCAAAGTTACTAAATCTTAATTGAACATTTTCACCATAATTATCTATATTTTCTGACGGTGTAAAATTAAAACTATATATTGCGTGTCTTTGTTGATTACCATCTACCGTTTTAATTACATCAGCCCATCTATACCATTCAACTCTTCTAGGCTTAGATACTTCAGGAATAGATGTAATAGTCTTTCTTGGTACGTCATTCTTATCTAAAATTTGTATTGTATATTCTACTTTTGTTCCATTTTCACCATTACCACTAAAGAGGCTAGGAAACATTAAAGTTACTCTGATTGCATCAAATTTCTCAGGGTTAGGATCATCTGAAATTGTTAATTCTTGATTAAAGTTAGAAGTCGTAGAAGTATCTGTATTTTCATTAGCAGATGGTAACTTTGTTACCTTTACTCTTTGATTTAATAGTTCTCTTTCAGTTTGATTTAAAAAAGAAATGCTTGTCTGATTTGCCTTTCCAACTCTACTTACAGTTCTAGGAATATTTGCAGAGCTACTTCCAAAATTAAAATTACCAGGCAAAATATCAGCCAAAGTATCTGGTGCTGTTGATTCTAAAACAGGAGTTTTATTCAAAAAGACATCTTTTAATCCTATGACTTGATATTTACTAGTATTTTCTTTATTAAAAGAAATTCCTAATCTATGTGGTGTAGCAAAACCAGCGATCTCACCTTCTGCAAGTAAATCTAAAATAGTAACAAACTGACGACTCTGTAATTTTCCTGCTTCAGGATTTTTATTTATACTAAAATCTACATCACCTAGTTTTTCACCAGTATTTAAAATATTAAATTTACCATCGAATATATTGCTATTAATACTTGAATCGGTCATAACAATAATTAATTCTTAAAGACTTGTGCTGTATCGACACCTGCTGAAATAACAACAGATCCAACAAAACACTCTCCATATACTAATGGTACTGCAACTCCAGGTCTACTTACATTCTGTAAACCATTAAAACTAAAATTATTACTAACTTCCTCTTCTGGAAAGTTTGGCTTTTTAGGTGGGAATAAAAGTCTTTCAACACCATTTAAAACTAAACCTATACCTAAATTAAGTAAAAATGCAGCAAATTTTCCTTTTGCTGCGGTACTAACTCCAATAAAAATAGCACCTAAAATAAATTGAAAGAACCTACCAGAAACTACTGGTATTATTACCAGATCTCCCTTGTCTAGCTTAACTGGAATTTCATCATTAAAAATTACATTATCACTGACTTTTACCTTATATACATTCTGTTTTAAATAAGCTTTTACATGAGGATAGTTAGCAGTTAAAAATCCATAAACATCATTTAAGTTATCTATTTTCGCATAAGCTGTATGCCAGCCTAACATCTCTGCCAATCTGCCATAGACTTTTATTTTTCTTAATTCCTTATCACTGCTATGTGTATCAATAAACTTATCTCTGGACAGTAAAGGTTTATGTTCTTTGGGCTGAAGTTCAACAAAATTTTCACTAATAGGTGCAAATATAAACCATGACAAGCCAATATTATTACAGTTTTCTATATCAAGTTCTGATGCTCTTAAATCACCATTGGGGTGAGAGTGACAGATATGAAGTATCGTTCCAATATCTTCTGCTTTTGTCCAATCTTCTGGGTCTATTGTAAAAGAACTTATCCCGTCTATTTCTATATTATTGCAAGGATAATATTCTTGATTTCCGTCTTTTTCTATTACCAGACCACAAGATTCTTTAGGGTATTCGGTCTTTGCATGATAAAGAGCTTCACGCTGCCAAGTATTCATATTGCAAAACCTCCTACAGTTGGAAAATCTTTACGAGTCACAATTCTTGATGGTATTCTTTTATTGCCAAAATCCAAAGCACTTCTTAATTCAAACTCAACTAAATCCTGTGTCTCCTGCACCTTACGTTCTATAAAATATATTTCATCTGGGTACAACTGAGGAGGACTAGTTACAGCTATTTCAGGTGAACTTGAATCAAAATTAGTAGCGTCAAGATATTTTACCAATGTAGTTTTTCTTGTAAACTTTGCCAACGATAAATCATTTCTTGGGGTGATTTCATTTGCTTTCTGCATTATAGATGTAACAGAAGAAAAGGCATTTGATAATCGTAGAGTAGGTCTTGGAGTTGATTTATTGGAGGATTGCTTTTCAAAACCAGTCGCCTCTATAGGAATACGAAGATAACTTTTTGTATTAAATATGATATTTACACTTGTATTCATATTAATTCCATTATGAAATCTAAAAACTCCTTGATCCGACCCAGAAGGATAAGTTGTACCTGTGTAATGAATATTCTGAACCAGTTCCAACTCAAATAATTCTATTTTTGCAGCAGGACTGGTTTTCTGTAGGTCTTCGGTTGGAATGGTCATTAGGGTTCAAAGACTTCTCTGAATGTTGCCTGAATTGTAACTCTATTCACGTAGGGAATTGTAATATTCCAACCTTCACAAACAAATTTAGCCGAGGTAGATTCTCCAGGAGGAGTGAAATTAAATGACTGTAAAGCACCTAAAGTGTTATTAGCTCTTGCATTAAGGAATTGATCAATTTTATCGCCATCACTTTTTGATTTTTCAAATGTAAGATTATATATTCTTGGATTTTGATGAGCAGGAATACCAACTATCTGACGCTGTTCAAAACCATCAGCAAACCTAATATTATTAACAATAGGTCTGGAAGTCTTTCTGGAACTGTAAGAAGGAGTTGTGCCTCCAGTTGAAGTACCTACATCGCTGTCATTAAAAGTTGTCATCTAAAAAGTAAACCTCCAGGTCTTTGCTGGTTAGCTATTTCAGATTGTACCGCAACTGATATAAGGCGACCAAGTTCTCTTCCCTGCTGCTCATCTCCTTCAACAGAAGAACCAGAGGCATCTACGTTTACGACTACATTTGTAGAACCACCAAGAGCATGATTTGGTGTAATCATGCCTGATACTCCAGGTGTAAATAGTTCTGGCCCACGTTCTCCCACAAGAGTAGGACGGCCACCTGGAATACGACCACCATCTGCTGCTGTTCCTATTCCTGTCAAGGGATCTACTAAAGGTACTGCGTTACTGTCTAAAAATTTACCACCGCCACTACCACCAAGACCTGATCCTAAAATATTACCAAATAGACCTAATAAACCTTTTTGAAACTGATTCGCTGCCATTTGTGCAGCAGTCTCAATAAAGAAATCAGCAATTTTATTAAGCATATTTCTAAACGCATCCTGTACTGTCATAGTTCCTCTGATTATTCCTTTAAATGAATCTTCAAATGATGTTCCCATTACCTTGGACAATTCCACTGATTGACGTTCAGTATCATTTAATTTTCGCATTTCTCTATTTAATTCATCTATACGACTAAGCATTGGGTCGGCTGCTCTTATTCTTGCATCAGCTATTAAAGTTACTAAATTTAATTCTGTAGCTAAGTTCTTTAATTTTTCTTTTGCTATTTCTATTTCTGCCTTTGTAGCCTCTTTATTTAAAAGTAAAGATTTTAAATTTGCTTCTGCTTTCTTTGCTTTTACTGTGGCTTTTGCTACATCAAGTTTTTTTTGCTCTACAGACAATGCCTTCTCATCTAAATCTCCTCTAACAATCCCTATTCTTGTCTGTTCTAATGATATTTGTTTTACCAATAATTTTTGTGCAGACTGTAAGACTTCCCGTTCTATCTTCCTTAAGTCTAATATTCTTTCATTTCCCTTAATCCGTTCTCTAATTTTTTCAAGATCTTTTTCTCCTCTAGAAATTTTTCCAACTAACTTAGCCTCAGTGTCCATTTGTATGCCTTTGAGGTTTGCTAATTTTTCTTCATTTTTAACTAATTCATCTGATATCTTTTTTTCTTTTGCTAGGTCTAACTCTAAAGTCTTTTGTTGTTCTCTTATGGCCTCTGTACTTGTAATGCTTTCAGTTGCTTTATTAGTACCTCCAGCAATAACTGTTAGTAACTTAAAAAATGCAGTTAATGGACCTGCCACTAAAATACTAAGTCTTGTTGCTAAGTCTTTTGTCGCTTGTTGAAATTTAAGCATCTGTTTATTAAGACCTTTTATTGAATCAAGACCACCAAATCGTTGCTGAAGAGTAAGAGAGGCTAGTTCTCCTGCAACCTGATCTAATCCAGCATTTTTTAATGTAGATGTGCTTGTTACTATTGACCTGTCAAAGTTTTTTATTCTTAAAACTAACTTATCTAAATTTTGTGAAGGATCTGTAAGTGCTGCACCAAATTCACTAATACTGTTTGAGATATTATTAAATATTTGGAGTCCAGCAGTAGCAACAAGACCTCCTGCAAAGCCTCCCATCTGCCCACCAAACTTGGCACCAATTCCACCACCTAATGCACCGAAAGCTCCACCAGCTATTCCCTGCCCAAACAATAGTGGAAACGAACCACTGATTAATGCACTTGATAAGACTCCTCCACTTTTACCCGCACTAGAGCCACCTCCACCAGTAGCTCTCCCTCCACCTGTCGATCGTGGAACAAGATTAGTACTTTGCCTTCTAGTATTTAATATACTTCTTTCAGTTTGTAATTCTTTAACTTTTGTTTGTAAATTTCTTTTCTCTAATCTGTTTTCTTTAAGCTGTAAAGCTAATTTATCTCTTTCTACCCTTAATAATTGTTTATTAGTAGGATTTTTACCTGTGCTCCTGTTTAATTTAGCAACTCTACTTTCTAGTTTTGATATTTCAGTGCTTATACCTTTTAAATCACTCTTTATCTTAGGAGCGTTTAATTTAATATTTACTGCGTATTCTGCTCCCACTGATTTAAAAATACTAATATTAAAAGTTTAGCGTACTTTACGATATTGAGCCTGTTTTTTTGCCTTTTCGTATGCCTCATTCTCACGTTCAGCCTTTAAATCAAAGTATGCGTTCCATCCTATTAATTCTTTAGTGGACATCTTATGTCGTAGTTCTTGAACAGTGTAACCAAGCTTTTCTGCTATGAAAAATTGTAAATATGTGTAATTATCTTTTTTTAATTTAACTTTTTACGGCATCAGAGCTTTCCTCCTCGCCCATGTTTTGCATTTTAGTCATTATATCTATTAATACTGACATCGGAATTTCCCTTCTTAGTGATGGTATATCACCTGCTGAAAACAACTTTGCTCCTGACTCATCTTCGGCTTTTGTAATAATGACTTGCAAAGAAAAATCTAAACTTCCTTCTTCCTGTCCTTTATTCATAGCCAGCAAAGTACTATTGATAGCATCTCTATCAGCTATCGTTAATGGCGACCAAAATATCTTTAAAATAAGTTCTTCTCCTTTAAAAATAGAATAACTACTTCGATCTTCAATACTGAAAGCTTTTTTCAGCTTGTCGATTGCTCTTTCTGTTGACATAAAAATTATATTTATATATTAATTATATATCAAAATTTATTTTAAAGCACCAAATCTACCATAAGTTCGTTTTATTTTAAATCCAACTGATTTAAAACCTTTATCCATATCTGCTGTAAGAAAATCATTTAACAAATAAACATCATACCAATTAGGCACATTTGGTTTAGGTGTTGTTCTTGCTTTTCTTTTAAATAAATCTTCATACATTTGCCCTGGTTCATAAGGACTAGACAATCTATTAATAACAAATCCAGCATATTCAGCTTTATTACCTATATATAAAGACCTTGACAAAGAAGTTATTATAATTGGACTTTTTCTTGGTACTCTTCTAGCACTTTTTCGTTCATCTGGATTATTACGTCTTGGTTTGTCTGGTCTGACAGAAGCACCTTTTATTTCCCATGACGAACTAAATGTTCCAGTAAACCACGGACTTTTATCTTGTAATGACGTATGTATTTTTGCTGCTGCTTCTGCTCTGCCTTTAATTATCAATACTGATAAATCACCTGTTAATCTACTTAATTTTTTAAGTCTAGGCATTGGCTGTAAAACTACAATTAACAACACTCATAAAGTGACTTTGATCTTCACTTACAACTGCTGATGGTCCAGCAACTTCACTTACTCTTGGTGAAACAGAAAAAGTATCAATATAATTTGTTGCATTTACTGAAGTCATACCATCTATTACTGACTCTGCTATAGCAGCAGCTACAGCAGTTCCTTTATTTGATGGTGTCATAATTGCACATCGTATTGAACCAGCATAATATTTTACTGCTGCACCTTGAGGCTGTGTTGTAGATTGATCAAAATCAATATTAACCATTACATATTTTTTATCTAAACCAGGTGTACTGAAAGGAGTGTTATCAAAAATTACCGTTACTGTTGGATCAGAATCAGATACGGCTTCTTTAATTGCTGTTTCAAATGCTGCTCTTGTTTTTACTAAAGTCATTAGAAAATTATATCAATACGGAACAGATATTCCTGTCCTCCTTTTAATGTACGAATATCAGTTATTTTAGCTTTTCTTGTTGAACCAGAAAAAGTAAGTGTTATTTCATCTTGTAATAAAGGTTGATTATTTCCTATTAAATCTGGTGTTATATATAATCTTGCAATATTTTCTTGGAATCCTGCTTCTTCAGTTGATTGAATAAATTCAATAGGAACTTTTATACTAAAATTACTGTCGACTGTAATATATTCTCCTGTTTCATTGTTATAACTTGAAACACCTTTTCGAGTATAAACAATTGAAGTATCTAAAGAACTACCTAAATCAGATACAACCTGTTTTGCTACTTGTTTTAACAATGAATCTAACTGTCCTGCCATTATCCTCTCACCACTCTAGTTTGATAAGTACC